ACACTTGGTGGTGTTTCGTTTAACGGTTCTGCTAATATTAACTTGCCTGGCGTAAATTCCGCAGGTAACCAAAACACATCAGGAACAGCGGCATTAGCAACAGCGGTAACTGTTACTGCAAACAACACAGCAGATGAAAATGTTTTCATAACATTTGTTGATGGAGCAACTGGCACACAGGGTATCGAAACAGATACTAACCTAACTTACAATCCAAATACCAACGTAATTGCATCCACAGCGTCTGCCGCACAATATTCTGACTTGGCAGAGAAATATGTTAGTGATGCTCAATATGAGCCAGGCACAGTTGTTATATTTGGTGGAGACAATGAAGTCACAACAACTACACTATCACATGATACTAGAGTAGCAGGAGTTGTATCTACAGCACCAGCATACTTGATGAACAGCAGTTTAGAAGCAACTTATGTAATCGACTTGGCGTTAACTGGGCGTGTTCCATGCAAAGTTAAAGGTGTTGTTGCTAAAGGTGATATCATAGTAGCATCCAACGTTGAAGGCGTAGGCACTAAACTTAATACATCATCATATCAAATAGGATGTGTTATCGGTAAAGCACTTGAGTCAAAAGACACTAGCGATATAGGTGTTATTGAAGTTGTAGTTGGAAGACTATAAAAAAATTTCTTTATTTTTAATCTAATTTTAATTTAAAATCAAATCTAAGTTTGTAGTTTCTGCTTTTAAGAAATTTGCTTGTTTTGTAGAAGATTGTTGTAATCCTAAACCATTAGACGCTGTACTAGAATCACCATTCATAGTATACCATGCATTTCCATCTTTCTTAGTAATTCTTACTTGCACGCCATTTGCTGGTGCAGTAGTAAATGTTATGCCGCTAGTTGAATCACCACCAAGTGAAAAAGCAGAGGAAGTTTCGCCGCCTACCTGTACTACTAATTGATCTATATCACTTGGGGTGAATGTGGTTCCGAAGAACACTGTTGAACCATCTGCTGTATGGAGATCTTCTGTGGTTGTATCCGAATAAGGAATTTCTTGATTGTTAGACGCATCTACAATGTTTGTTCCACTAGTGTGTGTCTGTATACCAGTACCAAGTGTTCCTCTAAATAATCTTTTCAACGTGTTGCCGTCTTTTTCAAAATATGCAATTCTTTCTTTGCCAATAAAGATAATGCCTGGTGCACTGTCTTCTGGATTAGGAGTAGGCAATACCGAAGGATCTGCAACATTAATTTCTGCAGAATCAGGTAAAAGATCCTGTGTTAGTGTGGTAGAGTGTGTTTCACTAATTCTTCTATAATGATATCTGTTGAGAATATCTTTGAAAATTCTGTAACCTATTGCATTCTGACTAACAGTATTTTCTGTTACATAATGAATCACAATGGTGTCAGTAGATGAAGGAGCAATTCTAGGAATAATCACTGTTTTGCCTTCAACTCGGAAATCTATATTGGCTGTCAAGTATCTTTTGTTGTATGCCACAAACACATAGTCTGAATTGATTGGCGTTCGATCCAACACATATGATTTTTCTGATATATCTGGAATGCCCGGATCGTTTACTACATTACCTCTGTCAAACACTGTTGAATCTAAACCAGTAACAATACCAAAGTCGGTTGTATCTGCAGTTGCTACAGATAAAATTCCAAAGTCTAATATACTAGCCACAAGTGAACCAGTTGATGCGGCAAACACCTGTGTACGCATACCCATTTGATCATGATTACTAAATGTGGTTACAAATATTTTTTCATTCATGATAGTACTGCCATCATGCCATTCACCAAACAGTTCCAATGTTCCATTTTCATTTACAACATAATCCATGCCAACTTTTAAAACAACAGCAATAGCGTCACCTGATGCTGGTGGTAGGCTGAAATGTATTTCTCTTTCTAAATTTACATTTAACTCCAATGTGTATTCAGATGCTGATTGCTTGACTCCATTAAGATACACTTCTGAATTTGCAAGTGTTGCCAATCTACTGTTGAAAGGTTCATCAGGCACAGCAAATATTACGGTTGTGTCGTCACCTACATAGTATTTCACTTGAGGTGGTCTTAACCTGTATCTGTTTCCGCCTGCACCACCTGAAACTCCTTCAACAATTACTTTGTGGTGTAGTGGTCCAAATGCTCCTGGAGATGTTGTCAATGTTACAACTGTTTTACTAGAATCTGTAGGTATAGTGTATTCAGTGGTTTCAACTTCTGAAAATGCTTTTGTACCTGTTGTCGAATCAAACAAGTACATTTCAATTATAGAATTGTTTGCCGGAGCACTACTGAATGTTACTCTAGTTGTAATTGTGTTAGGCGTTTTACTAATAGTTACTGCTGTTTTAACACCATTTACTAAAACATAATTTTGTTGTATTAAATTAAATGCAATTTCTATATCGAAATCAACAGCAGAGCCATCGCCTTCTCTAGTAATATTAGCAATTAAGTTATCTGTTGATACCTGGAAACACACAATCTTAATAAATGAATTTTCCACTGGTGCAACTACAAATGTAATTGTTTTTGCTTTATAATCTATTGTGTAATCTGTAGTCAATTTTTTAAATTGATCATTAACAAATACTCTTACGCCATCAATTGCTCTTGGCTCCGGAGTGGTAAATGTTCTTGTACTACCGTCTCCATAATGATTTCGTTTTTGTATAATACCAGCGCCGTCGGTTGCTCTAGTAAACACTTTAATATCCACAGTGTCATATACTCCACCAGGTAATAGTTCTTCAGGCCCGTTTGCAGAATATTCTGATATAAATGCATCACCTACAACATTGATATCTTCTGCTCTGGTTCCTAAACTTGTAGTAAATGATTTAGAATCAATAACAGTGTCCAAGTCTCCTAGTTCTTCTGCTGTAAGTTCACTATCCTCTGTAGCTTTGTCATAATTTAAAACATCGTAACTAGCCATATCATAACCTGAACCTGCATTAAACGTGGTTGCTTTAATCCTAGTGCCTTTGTATTCTAGACCAGTCATTAGTTGAGCATATGAATTAATTGCTGTTGACCCATCTCCTAACAATCCAGCCATGCCTGCAGTTGGTGCATAGTAAGCATGAATTCTGTCAGCGGCGTTCCATCTAGTTAACGGCGTCAAATTACTAACTGTCGATGAATCAGTAATTGCTGAATCATCTTGCAATACATCAGTATCAAAAGTTGCTCCTGATTTGAATGAATAATTTACTCTATAAATTTCATTGATGTATCTTAAGTTATCACCTTTTGAATACACTGTATCTTTTGTCCAAGTCTTTATACTAGGCGGTCCGCCAGCAAGTGCATGATTTACTGCAATCCTATCAAATTTGATTGTTTCATTTAATTTTCTAATTTTTGTGTTTTCTAAAACAGCATGAACTTTAGCCGATACTAGTACTGCACCTCCACCGCCTATCAAAGTAACTGTTGGTGTTTCATAATACCCAGTACCTTTTGACGAAACAACTATCGATGTCACTGTAGCATTATTGATAATCGCAGTTGCTTTTGTGCCTGATCCGCCACCTCCTGCTATTACTACATCAGGTGGCGTTGTATAGCCTGATCCTCCATCGTCAACTGCAATCGAAGTCAGTGTGTATTTGTAATTTTCTGAATATGCTTTGTGTGGATATTTTTCATATGCACTATAATATGTAGAATCTCCTGCAAAAACTTCCGGCGTAATATATTTGGATGCTGTAGGCTCCCAATAAGTTGGATTGTCAAAATCTGTATAATCACCTTCAATAACATCTAGCACACCATTTTTATTAACATCATCTCTCACTGATGTTTTAAATGGAAGTACTTCTTCAAAATATTTGTTAACATTTACAGAGTTATCAAGTTTAAATTCAGTGTCAGTACTGATTATATCTGTAATATTATTTTTCTTAATAAAGGATGATTTTACAACCCAGTCTACGCCATTATCTTGTGCTAGTGCAATTTTAATAGCTGTAAAGAAAAGTTCATTATAATTAAAGTCTGAAGATTCATTAAAGTTTTGTATTGCTTGTAAAATATTTCTTATTTCTTGCACTGCTTCTTCGTCATACACTAAACTATCGTATGCATACCCACCAAATCCTTTATTAGCTGCCGCATAATCATACAAAGCATTAGATAATTCTAGTGTGCCTTGGCCAATTGCAATTACATCGTACCCAGTTGCTGTTTTTAGATATGTTCTAAATTGACCATTGTAACTTGAACGAACCTTAACAATTTGTCCTACATTTAGAGATAACTCTTTTTTAGATTTTTCATTAGCAACAATAATATCAGGAACTGTCGACAAAGAGTATCCTGTCGCATAATAATCTGCATATGACCAGTATCTTGTTGTGTCATAAGTTTGAGATTTAGTTCTAGTAAATGCAGATCCGTTGTATGTCCATATCGACCATCCATCTGCCTGAGAATCCAAAGTAACTAATACTGTATGACCGGACACTAGTGTTTCTGTATTGATATAATCTAGATCAATCTCTGTATCTACTTGTTGATTCCATTCTCCCAATTTTTCATTAGGTATCGGATCCGATTCATTAAATTTAGTTAAGTTAACTTGTGTTGCATATGGAGCCAAAGTTAATCTACTGTTAATAAAAGTAACAATTCCTTTTAAAGCATCAGTTCTATCTTTGAAAATAGTTTGTCTTGGTCTGTTTTCTAACCCGTATCTCATGTCATCTGGGAAAGTTAAGTCAGGCACTTTTCTACCAAAACTATCAGTTCCTATTAATGAGTCTTCCATTTTTGCAACAAGTGTAGAATTAATTTTTACACCGTCATCACCTTCTGCTACCATTAGATATTCAACATGTGGTTCTAGTTCATTTTCGTCACTGGTGTTTTCTATATGGAATGAAAGATTTTTATTTGTTAAAATACTTGCTTGTATGCTTAATAATAAAGCATCATCTGAAATAATTGCTGTGTAATTGTCTGTGAATGTTTTCGGATCTTGAATTGTATTAGCTATTTGTGCCGCTGTGACTGACCTTGTAGACACGTTAGGTAAAATAGTTGGTTGTTCAACCCAGTAATAATAAAATGTTATAAAATTGTTAGTAATATCACTGAAGACATCTTGTGTATTAAAGTCTTCATTTGCTGTACCAGTGATTCCTGCATTTGACCCATCTTCGGTAATTGACTGAGCATTCCATTGACTCGGAGTCAATGTACTTTTTACCCATTCTTTGACTGATATCACTGCAGACGGATGAGGTTTACCCCAGTTGCGAAGTTTGTAGTTTAGATCACCTTGCTCGTACCACAAGAATTTAAGTTGGGTAGTGTTTAACCAAATTTCACCAACATGTTCATCGTTCCATGAATCGTAGTTTGCTGGATCAAAATCAGTTTTATATTTTATATCTTGATCAATCTGTGCAAAGAATAAGTTCTTCACAGGATCAATTCTAGGCATATCTAATAAAAGTTTATTGTTTCCTTGTGTATACAAGAAAGTTTTTTTGATCAAATAAGGATTCACTAAGTTAGGTTGTGTTACGTCTACGTTCCAATAATTTACATTACTTGTTTTGTTATAAACATAAACTTCACCTGCATCTACTCTGGTTGAATCACTACCTACAGATATTTCTCTTCCAGGTGCGGCAACGTAAACATTTTGTGATGATAATGCAATACTTTTTCCAAAACTATCATCAACAGTTCCAGTGACATTTGTTAATACTTCGTTGTGTATCCACGTATCATCATATTTTTGAAATATTTGCACATTTCCTGTATCTTGAATTCGAGTTGAGAATGACGTACCTTTGTTATCAAATGTAGTTTCATTGGCTAAATTTGAGGAACTATCAAGCAATAACTTATCAAATGATGTATCTCTAGTTGTCAGTCCACTTGCAGAATACACGGCCAGCATGTTGTCAGCTAACGCCATAGATTCGCCAAATCTTGCACCTTGCTCAATTGGATTTGACAATATCCGTGCTTGTTTTTTGTACTGTTGAATTACAATTTGTGCTCCTAATGGCGGTGTTGTAGCCAAAGTTACTAGATTTGTTGCCGCATTTATATGATATGTTGATGTTGATGAAGAGTCATCAAATTTAACTTGTGTAGTACTCACAGACACATACAATTTTGTATATTTGTCTACAGTAAACGTTGGTGTAAAAGCAGTAGTTGACCCGTCACCTATGTGTGCTGAACTGTTGTTTAAGTAGTGATACACTACACCTTGTTCTGACAATGTATTCTTTTCACGCGGACTGCCTACTAATAAGTCTGTACCATCATCACTAATTACAACACTTTCACCAAATCTTGTTTCATCAAATGCCACATCCGGTCCAAACTCTTCAATCTTAACAAATGAATCATTTAGTTTTCTATAAACAAAGATTCTACCAGAATCTGTTATAGATGAATCATCGTAAAGTTTAGCACCTACAACAATAGTGTTTCCATCATTGCTCATTACAATATTATCACCAAACTGCATACCTTGGTTGCCACTATCATCTTTTTGCTCTGGATTGTCTCCAGGAGCTAGAGTTTGTTGATAAACATATCTAGTTGTACTAAGTGTGCTACTATCGACAATTTTTTTGTACACATATACCGAACCTCTGTTACTGAAAGTTGAGTCATTTGGTCCACCAGGAGCACCAACAGCTACCCATTCTCCGTCTCCACTAATAGCAACACTTTGTCCAAATAGTTCACCTTGTGCAAACACAGGTGAAACAATATTTTCTGTTGTTGCATACAATTCGTCTGCATTTCTAGTGACTATATGCACTGTACCTTGATCTGTTCGATCTCCATCAGTAAGTCCGTCTATAATTGAAACTGTAGAGGAGTCGGATATATCCAGTGCCGAATCTGCAAAGTTCGTGCCTGACGAAACCTTGATGTATAATACATCTTGTGTTTCACCTTCTTCGTATCTTAAAATTTTTCCTGTAGCAGTTGTTTCAGACCCTACTACATCTTGACCACGTGCAAGTGTTCTTGTGCTGTCAGGGTGATTAGAAACAAGTCTTATTATATCCCCGGTCTTAGGCGCACCTACTAAAATTGTTTTTCCATTGCTTGATATTGCAACACTCTGGCCAAACTCATCATCAGCTGCGGCATTTTTAATATCTGGAACTATTTGTGAATAGTTTATAATTGGGTCAATTGACGTTGCTCTATTATAAATTAATATTCTTTCTTTGTTAGCAGAACCAACTGCCATCCATCTTGTATCCTTTGACAACGACATAGAATGTCCAAATTCTTCATCATCAATTTTTGCATCAGACAGATCAGAATTTAAAGGTAGAGTGGATATGTCAGCAAGTTCAAAATTTCCTAAAGAATCACGTTTGTATACTTGCCATAACCCGCCATTAGTTTCATAATTATTATCCACGTATACATAATCATTTTCTCTCCATCCTTTTGACGGTACTATGTTAGTCAACTCATCAAAATCATTTATTCTTACTGATTGAAGTTTTGCTAAAGTGCCTTGAGTAAACACACTATCTAAAGTATCTGATATTGCAAGTGTAAATGATGTAGCAGTATCTGTACTGTCAAAAGGCTCTTCTAATCTGTATATGCCTTGTGCTTGTCCACTAAAATCTATTATGGCCAGTATATCATCTTTGACTAAACCATGTTCATTACGTGTTGTAAATTGTGTTTTGTTATCAAACTGCTTGTAGTCTAAAATAGGTGTAGTTAATGTGTTGACTCGTAAAACGTCCCAGTCACCTTTATCATTGTTTGCTACCCAAATAAGTGTTCCTTCTTCAAAATTTGCTACATCTAAATCAAACAAGTCATCTGTAGACCAAACTGTAAAATCAACTTGATCTATTTGTGGATAACCTGCAGTACCTAGTTTTAAAATGTTACTTGGATAATTGCTTGTATCATAATTGTATGTTGCAAATTTAGTAGCAGGCAAGTTGTACGGACGTTTGTTTAATTCGAAATCTGTAACATTTATAACTGTTTCTGTATCTTCTTTTGCAGTTGTTGTAAGTTCATAGACGTGTTGTTTTTCTTTGTGAATGGTTCCGCTTACTGGCCACGCATATTGTGTTAAACTTCTGTGACCACCATATTCGCCGATTCTAAATAACCATTCTTCAAACAATTCAAAAGATTTTACTTGTCCATACTGCTCCGGCAACTGAAATCGGTCAACAACCTTTTGTGTACCTTTGTCTTTTATAAATCCTTGGTACAATTTGTATTGTGTTTGCTCTTCAAACCCTAAATTGACTAGATAATCTCTTTGCTGGTATCCTATTAAATGTTGAGCGTATCTTTGCTGTTCTGCATCAAAGTTTTCAGTGTCTAATGAATAAAAGTCTCTAAATGATTCAGCCTTGTTGTCAAGGTTGTTTAATATATCAGGTTGTGGTGTTGGCTTGTTGTTGAATTGCGATGCATCAAATTTATTAGTCGATTGGTGATTGTCAGTTGCAACGTATGTGTTTCCTTGATAAGATACAACATCACCTATAGCATAATCAACATATTCTTCCCATGAGTTTATAATAGCTCTGTCTATGATAAATCCTGGAGCATATAGATCACCTTGCCAGTCTGCTGTTTTAAATCCTACTAATCTAAGCCTTTGTTGTCTAGTTCCTAATGCCCTGTTGTATACGATATCATTAAATGATGTTACATTATCCAAAATTAACAAGTGTTCTTTTTGCACTGATCTGATATCAGCATTGTATATTCCGTCCTCTGCAGGATTAGTTTCAATAATAAATTGTCCGTCTGTTCGTCTTACCCTTAAATTTTTAGGTTGAATTGGCAAACCATTTTGTTGCAAGATTGTGTAAAACTTATCTCCTTGTACAAGATCATCTCCTATTGTAGTTTTCTTAGAGTGTACTAATTTACTAGAGGCAGGCGAAACAGATAAAACAGAACCAACGGCCCAGTTTTGTGTGCTCCAAAATAATATCTCTTTTACAGAAAGATCCCAATTCATTGTTTGATTTAAGTCTTGTGAAAACTCATCAAAATTAAATCCTATAGATTCTAAGTGTTTTTCATATCCATAGATAAAGTTTGCGACTTCTTGTTCTGTTCTGTATTCTGTACCATATGGAATTGTTGTAGTAACTGATTTATAATTCTTGTATTTTCGTACAGTAACTCCTCCTTTTAGTGGTAAGGTTGCTCCTATTAAAGTCCAATTGTCTTCAACAAACTCTTGTACAGAATTAATTGATTTTGTAGCTCTATAAAATTTTCCACCATTTCTAACAATGGATCCAACATTATAAAATCCTCCACCTTGCCATTCTGTAAATGCTTCTGTAGTTTGTCCTACTGATACTTGTCCAAAATCTCCGTTCTCGATAGGTGACATAATTGTAAATGCTCTATCAAAATTAGAATAGCCACTTACTTTGTATCCGTTGGTTGATTTTTCAACAATTACTCCTGAATAATTTGCAACTGAACTTGGAGCAGACTTGTGTACAATTAGATCAAAATTTTCTTTTGGAGCAAAGACAGAAGTGTTTGAACTTAATGGTGATGATGACCCAAGTTGTACATTTAAGTTTGCAGAATTTGTAAATCCTGCCATTTTGTAGACTAACTGAACACTTAAATTTTGTAATCTAACTGTAAGTGCAGTTTGATCAAGTCCTTGTGATTTTAAATAATCTAAAATTACATTAATATATCCTGACGTGTGGACATGTAATGCTGAATTAGGTAATGCATAATTAATCGGCGTTGTTCTAAACTTTCCGTCATACACAGACTGCCCTATAAAATTTTTCTTTTGCCTAGAAACATCAAAAAACAATCCTGCATATTTGACTGGATATGCTAAAAATTTAGCAATCTGTTCTGCAAATCTCCAACTAGAACTAAATCTCCAAGAATGTTCTGCAGGTCCTAAATCACCATATGACCAATTTCTTTTTAAATTTAAAGAATTATTAGTGTCATTGGAAAGCAATCTTGCTGTACCAGGAGTAATTAAATCGCCATTTTCATTTACAGGAATACATGAATAAACTTCCGGACGAGCATATTTGGCATATGTACCTGCTCTTGAACCTTGTGCTATTTGTCCTCTTGCTACGTGGTCCCATAGTACTTCGTTTCCAGAAGTATAAGGAGATGGACCATATTGGTCTTCCCACCATGTTGGTTTAACAGAAAATCCAAACATTTCCCATGGAGTTGTGTGCGGAGATGTTGTACCAAAATATTCTAAATAGATGCCTCTCCACGAGCCAGGCAACGGATCAGAGTCAGTAGATTTGTTTACATTTTTAGAATAATCTCCATAATTCCATGTAAAACTATTTTCACCTGTGTAGATATCATTTGTTGTGTAATCAACACCGTTGACTCCAGTCCAATAATAAAAATCTCTAGCGAATAAATTTATTAATTCAGTTCTTGTATAATCGTTTGTTTTAAATCTTCCAAATGATAGATCAATTAATTCTGGGTCATGAGTTACTTTGATATTGTTATAAATCCTTTTTTCAAATTCTAACATTATATCATCTCGTAGATCACCAAATGCTATCATCTTACTTCCATCATGGCCACGTAAAACTTTCAAGCCAACATCTGTACTATCTTCTGCTTGATAAGTGTTATCGAAAGATAATGTTGGTTCGTATGCAGGAGCAAGTCCTAGTTTTGCGGGTGTAGGCGGTAAAAAACTTGCAGTAGTAATAACGTGTTCCTCAATTTTAATGACATCATTTACAGACAAACTACTTTTTATTTCTATACCATTAAAGTTAGCACTATCACTCAATCCTACAAATTCATAATCTGTGCCATGTGTCAATTGAACATCATTCACATACACATAGATCGCAGAATCATTTGTAGATTCTAAATTAAAAGCAGTAGTCATTGGATAAAAAACTACACTTGCATCAGTTACTGTATATTTTAAAACTGTTTTATCATTGCCATATGCCAACATGTCCGAGTCATAATATGCAAATGTTGCATTTTTATTAAGATTTATTTCTTCTAAAATTGTGTCAAGATTATCTCTTGCTATATCTCCAAGCACAACTTTATCACACGTTTTAAGTACAGTTGCCTTATACTGTTCGTAGTGTGTGCCTGATTGTCTCCAAGCATCCACTAAATTTACTGCGGTGTCTCTAGCAAAAAGAGAAGCAAGAGGCATACTGCCTTCATGTTGCAAAATGTTTGTGCCGTTTACAAATACTTGTTCTAAGTCTCTTGTATTATTTGTTCCAATTTGTGTCCCTGTTACTGTATTCAGATTATTCAGTGCTGATAGATAGTGCTCGTTTATGTCACCAACTGTGAATATTGATATACCTTCATTAAGAGGATTTTTTTCTGCAGAGACAGATACTTCATAATAACCTATAGATGTTCTTTTTCCTAAAGTACTATGTGTTTTAATAGTTATAATATCATTATCTTTCGATCCAGTTGTTAGTCTTGCAAATAATTTGTTGTCAGTGCCTTCCACTTGAGTAAACTTAGAAATTTTTGCACCATTTACAAAAACGTGAACATCTATGTCTGCAAGTGTAGAAGGTTTGTCATAAGATAACACTTCGAAATCAGTTTGATTTTTTCCTGCAACATATTGTTGTATTACTCGTTGTCTAACTGCGTTGCCTGATTTCGTGTAATTTGTAATGTAGTTTTGGTTTCCAAGTCTATCAGTTTTTCTAAGATAATATTGTTTTACGTTCTCTACTTGTGTTGCTGATCCAGTAACATACGCAAAAGTATCACTGTCAAATGTATCTTTGACTTGTATATCCGATAACAGTCCTAACCTAGAATACAAAACGTTTTGGCCATATATTGTATCAGGTGTTCCCTGTTCATCAGTGTTTATTTGAAATACAGTAGTACCAGTAAAGTTAGTTGATGTATAAGCAGTCAAATCTCCCAAAGATATACCTGCTGTGTTGTATACATCAAATAATGGTGCTTGATTTACTCCTGTTTTTTGCTGTGACTTTGTCCATGTTGCATTGCTTCTGCTATAATGATATGCTTGTCCTTTATTTTTATCTCCACGTTTAGATACAATAGAAGTGTCGTCAGCAATCACTGTTGAGTCATCTTCTAGTTGAAGATGAATTTGTGTAGGATTGTCTACGTTTGATAATGCTGTAGACGAATCAAGTGATAGATATCGTACTGTAAAAATTTTGTTATTTTCAATTGGGTCACTAGTGAAAACTACTCTGTCGCCTTCTCGTAATAATGTACCATCAGCAGTAAACCCGACTGTTCCCGAAACTAAAGATAATGCATCTGTTGTAAGTGTGTCTACCACATCAACTACTCTATGCAATGATCCGTAATTGTATAAATTTAAGCCTGACTGGAATTCAATAATAGGTCTTTTTGCTCTTGCTGTTTCAGGTAAAATCTGAGAATAGTTGTTTCTTTTATTTGATTCAAGTATTACATCTTTATGAAACCATCTATTAGATCTTGACCAAGCATTTCTATCTGGTGCTTGCCTAGATATTGTAAAGTAATCAGTTCTTACAAGTTGTCCTGTTGAATTATCAAAACCTGCGGTATCCCAACCTTCAATTCCATTTTCATCCCATATGGCTCCGATGTCTTGTGCCCAGTCACCGTATGTACGCATCTCAGTCTCTGCAACAAGATCAATTGTGCTACCAACTCCTTCTATGTAATAAGTTTTGTTTTGGTAGGTTTCCGATAGGTCCGATGATGTTGATACTGTGAGTCCGTTGGATAATTTTAATCCTGAGAAGTCAGTAAACTCAGTTACACCTATTAAATTTTCAGTTACATCAAATAGTTCATCGCTAAGGTCTCTTACAATTATTCTACCACGCATTGCTGTATGGTGTTGACACTGGTAGTACAATACTTCTGGATAACTGGTGCTAGAATCACTTGCAGGAACTTTAAGTGTGACTCTGCCATTTTGTTGACCGTTGTTAATTACTAAACTTGATCCTATTGCATTATCTGTTCCAGTACCATATTGTGATTTGATCCAAAAAGGGTGTCCATATGCACCTATATCAAAATTGTATGTGTTTCCTTTATAAACAATGATGTCTGGATTACTTGCAGTTTTGTGACTGAATTTGTAACCGCCGGCGGCATTGTTTACAACATCAAAAGATATATTAGCTCCCGGTGTGCCTGCATACAATCGCACAGGTGATAATCCCATGCCCATCCAATAATATTCTCGATAGTTTACAAACTTATCTGCATCAATAGGTGGCGTATAAGAAAATGTATCATTAGATAGCATTCTGTCATGTTTACTATTGTTGCCACCACTTGCACTGATCTCGTTGATTACATCAATATAAGGTGCGGCAAAATCAACAGTATTTCCATCTGATCTATATACTGTTGCAGTTTCTAATTGATAATTTTTTCTGTCATCAGTGGCTTCTGGTATATACCCGTCTGTGGTTTTATAACTTGGAACGGTTGTTCTACCAACATACTGTGATAGTTTTTGCGTTTTAGCTGGTTCAACCAATTGATCCAAAGTTGCTTCAAGAAAATCATTGTTCTTCGGCGTTTGGAAAACACTTGGTAATAGAGCCTGCGTTTTGCGTGTACTCTTCCCCATTTTAATAGTATCCTGAACCCGATGATCCCGAAGTTGCTGTTGATGTTACAGAACTTGTTGAAGTAGATGACGAAGTTGCTGTCGTACCATTTGTTACTGTTGAAGTATTTGTTCCCGTTGATGATACAACTGTACCAGTTGCTTTCAATTGTTCTGCTGTGTTAGAACTTATCACTTCAACGTTGTCTACAGTTGCAGATGAAACAGGAATCTCACTGTCTTTTACTGTTACTTCAAATAGTGAACCAAAAGACACAGACGAACTTGATGGAACAATTACAACACTCAACACATCTGGTGCTAGGACGTTGTGCAAATATGCGGCTAATTCAGTAAAGTAAAACGTATCACCAAAATCCCATAATTGCACTGAAAAGAAATTGTTTATAGCAGTAATCATTTGTGACTTGATTGAATTATCAGATATCGCTGTGTTAGGATTTTTTACTACTTTAAATGTTGCTTGTAAATCTGATTCAGCTCCTTTACCGAACAATAAGACATATTGTCCAGGTACAAATATAAATGTGTCACTTATGCTTTTAAGTTGATTCAATGACTGGCCATATGTGTCGTTCAACGTTGATATGGTTGGTGCTGTTGGTTTCGATGTAATTTGATTATTGTTAAGCCAACTTCTAAAGTCAGTATCATAGTTTTTTGTCATTACATAACATTCAATAATATTGCTAACAGAAGGATCTAATCGTCTTGTTCTTGGAGCTCCATGATTATATTTGTAAATTAAATCTTGTCTTCCTAGTTTTGCTTTATATCCTGTAATTGCCACCAAGGTATTAGAAACAGTACTGTAAGATTTAAATTCATCAGTGCTGTAAAAATAAAACTTTTGACCATCTATATAGATACCTGGATTTGTAATATCAGATTCTGCAGACACTGTTACAAAGTTGATGTTAGACACAGGATCGTCTTGTTCAAAACCGTTTTTTGTTACAGTTTGAAAAAACACATACTTGTTGTCTTGACTGGTTGCTGGTGCAACTACTAATTCAAAAAGATCAGGATTATCGTAAACACCGTCATCATCTGAATCAAATAATCCTACTTGCATTTTTCGTGTATCATTGTATCCGTCACTTGCTAGTACATTTTTTACAATACGCCATTTATAATCATATGTTAAATTGCTTACAAAATCAGGTTTAGTGTTTGACTTCAGTACTGTTACAGAATCTTTTATTGTTAACCCTGTTTCTGGATCTGTTGCTTTTTCTGACTCATCAAGATAAAATTTATTTCTACTAAAACTTTGGAAAATATACTGAGTTGCTCTATTAGTTACTGTGTAAGTAACACCATTTGTTGAAAATCGTATGAGCCAAGATGCATCTAAGTTTGAACTAGTAGTATTTTGTGCATCACTTAAATCAAACGAACCTGATGCCTTTATATCATCTTCGTTAATTACATACCATTCGCTTTTTTCTTTGTTGTAACCTAAACCAAAATTTTTGTATGCTACTATGTTGTCTATTATAGAAGTTTCTAAAGTTGTTGAGATCGAATCTATAAATGTTGGAATAATTTCTGTTATCTGTGCATCAGTAGGAATAAAATCTGTAACGACAATAGGCCCTGTTCCGTCTGCAAGATCTCCTAATCCTCCATTTGACCCATCTCCTTCTACACTGATTACTTTTGTCCACATAACATCTGCACTGCCTGGATGTCCTCCAGTACCAGTCATTTGTGTGCCAAGTTGCGGCATAAAGTGATTTCCAGATGTTGGAATAAATTTAACAAGTGCACCTGACTTAATGTATTGTAAATTGTTTAATGCTGAGGTACCAACTGCATAAATGCTTGAATCATCTGCAACATCTTTAAAGTAGCCAGAAACTTGACTAGTTGTTTGTGTAGTTTTATTCCATAATTTTTGACCTGCTATTTGCGGTCTAGGAAAATTTTCATAATAATATTGTTTTAATGACTCAGATTCAAAAATATTAGATACAGAACTGACCACAACTTTTCTAGCATCATCTCTTGTAGTAAAACTGAAGTCAAACGTTTCTGTTGTAATATCTCTGTACAGCATTCCGTCATCTGCAACAATGTCTGTTTCAGAATAAACACCACTTGGATCTGTTACATCTAAAAATCTCGATGTACCACTTATTGCTCGCACTTGTGATCTAACTTTTATTAGTGAAGGATTTTCAATCAACGGCACAATTTGATAATCTTCTGGAGATATCATTCTGTTATTTGTGTAATAAGATTGTGGAGCAAGTGTACGTATATCAGATATAGATTGAGAAGCTGCCGCATTAGTAATTGTATTTTGTAATGACATTGTAATAGACATTGTGTTAACTTGATTATCTCTTGAAACATACTGTAAATCAATATTAACATTTTGCATATCCGATGTTTGTATTCTGTATGACAAGCCATTTGATTGTCTGTAATACGCTACAAAATTTCCAACCGGCATAGCACCATATGTGCCATCACTGAATACTAAATCAATTGCATCATTTTCTTTTGTAATTACAGCATACTGATTTGTAATATTTTTTGCTAAAGAATTGTATATTACATTGTTACCGGTTATTGCTGGAACTTTTTGCCAATATTCTTCTAGTATATTATTTTGATCTAATTTAAATAAAAATACATCATCATTGTTGATGTTAGCATCAGCGATTGAATACTTTGTATTAGGTAGTTGTGACGTAATACTAAATTGCTCACTAGTTAATGTGCCTTGTTTAAACTGTAAAAAATATCCGGTGTTCTTTGATGCAAATCCTTTTGTATCATTTTTATAAAGGAAACTAAGTGCATTTCCTGGCACCGGTGCTTCTTCTACAACAAACCCATCTTTTATCTCACTTGGAATTATTTCAAACAATGAATTAAAACCGTTGATATTTCTTGAAAAATTAAATATCGGCAGTCCTAAATTTGTTGAATTAAATCTATAAACTTCTGTAGTTGTGCCTCCAATTGTACTAGAAGCAACAGGTTTTCCTACTGATTGTGATCTAGGTAATGATGCATTAAGCACTGCATTAAATTGTTCTTGCCAATTATTATTTGTAACATCATTCCAAAGGATAGGAGTATTTGCTAAATTGTTGTTGTTTGCGTCAAACACTGTTTCTGTGGTTGTTATAGAAACAATTTTTAATTGTCCAGACGCGGCAATATTTCTTTTTGGTTGATAAGAAATTAGTCTTGCTAGTCTTAAGACAGATTCTTTCCGTTCTGCAAGATCTATAAAGTTTTCTCTAGCATTTAAATCTACTCTGTATGATATTGATTGGGCAATATACGATATTAAATCTATTAGTGCAACGTATTCCGAAGACTCGATATAATCATTAAAAGACTCTGAATAGTTTAATCTAAGGTAATCTATTAGTGTTCTTCTTACAGTGTCAAAATCATACGATTTGAAGTCTGCTTGTGAGAACGTTCTATAAATCTTTTGCCAAGCAGTATTAACCAGCAAGGCGTTTTGTCTATCGGTTGACGGCATAATAATATTTATAGTTTTTAAAATGTGCTATGATAATGTTTAGGCGGCAGAATAAACTTGAGAGCCATTAGTAAGCAAGCCTTCTGTTTGATCAAACAAAAGATCCATTGTTTCGCCCAATCCGTACCCAGTATACAGCACAGATACCTTGATAGACAATCCATGTTCATATTGGTTAACTTCTACTTTATCCAACTCTACTCTCGGATCATAGGCAATAATTGAATCTATATCGTCAAGTACTGACTGTTTTAAGTCATCATCCAGCGGATCGAACAAATATAACCAAATATTAGTGCCAAAATCAGGATTTTCGAGTTTTTCTCCCTTGAGAATATTGAAATGATTGAGTAAATCTTGTTTTACTAGTTCAATATCGTAAATTTTTGTGTCGGAAAATGTTCTTCCCACTGTAGAATGCCCACGAAATATTCTGGTGTTGTTAACACCCTGTTGAGTACCATCTATCTCGTTGAAATTTTTGACTGCCATTTTACTTGTTTATAGTTTTAGAACCATCACAATTAACGCAATCACAAGTTAGACACTCGTCCCCGGCATCATAACAACGCGGACATTTGCCACCACTGCAATGACTTGGGCAATCACATTTTTTACATATATCTTTGTCCATACAAATATTTATCCTACAAATACATCACTGGAGCCTGTAGCAGCCTCGCCACAAACTGACGCAACATCGCCAGCATTACACACTGCTTTACCGCCAACAAACACTGCATTTGATCCTGCTACTATGGTTTGTTCTAAATGGGGAATAACACCATGAACTGCTACTGTATCACCATTTACAATTATTTCTTCGCCATTAGCTATTACTGTGGTCTGTGAAGGAACTAAATCTCCTCCTGCCGCATCATTATCTCTGCATACTCCTGGCATTATCTTCCTCCTGGATTAGGAACTGACTCTGTAGTAGACTCTTCTTCAAATCTTTGTTCAAGTTCAATTTCTCTGTCTGTACGTGTTTGATCAGATCTAAATAATTTTTTATTTTCATGCTCTGCATATGGTTCAACTGTAGGCACACGTTTCATGATAGATAATCTTTCCTCTTCAGGATACAGTGGATCTACACCTACATTTAAAAATGTAGTAAGTGGCACTACAACATCTGAAGGCACCCGTTCGCCTTTGTCACCAACAACATTTTCTGCTACTATGGTTGCACCAACTACTCCTGCGGCAACTTTTCCAGATGTGTTAAAATGTATTTCACCAGTCACATTGGCCCAATGATTTGCGGCAAATATTTTATCATCTCCTACAACTTCTAAGAGGTGATCACCACCAACATATGTTTTATGATCGTCACCTATGAAAGTTTTTAGATCATTTTTTACTCTCAGTTGTAGTGTGCCTGTACCGGTACTGTCACTGGTTGTTGGACTGCCAATTTCGATCTCTGCAAAATTTTGAACATACATTGTAAAATTGTCTCTTGATTGTAAATGCATACTGTCCTGAGATTCTAATTGAATATTATCTTCTGCTTTTAAGGCAATGTCTTCTACAGCAAACATTTCAATATCAACCCCTGCCTTGGCTTTGATATCTAGTTCAGCAATCATTTCAATATCTTCTTTTGCATCCATATGAATTCTTCCTGTGACTGCTTGTTCACCGGAGTTTATCAAATAATTGTCTTCACCCTCTTTTTTGTTTGTGCCTGTGGCTTTAAGATTTATATTTCTTCCTGCTTCTATGTTCACATCACGTTCTGCTCTAAAGTTAAAGTCAGTGTTTGTGTGAAAACTGATTGAATCATTTGCATATGCATCAATTTTGCCGTTAGCAGTAAGTTCAATCCAGGCATCACCCGAATTATTAATAATGTACACAATGTCTTCTGAATTGTGTAACAGTATTTGTGCACCTGAGCGTGTTCTAATTCTTATTAATTCATTTTCAATATCTGTGGTAAATTTTGATCCGTCATGCTTAGGTGGAGTTCCATCATCCATTACAAAGGTGTGTCCACCCAATCTTGAATGTACTAAGGTAGCTCCATCTTCTGTGATACCATGTCTGTTTCCTGATTCACGCAAAGGCACCTTGTTGCCTTTTGGATCTATAGGTCCTGGTGTACTGATACCAAACACTTGTGATGGTGTTTCTCGTCTTGCAGATGATGTTGTAGTGCCTCTGATAGGATCTGGAAGCAAACCTTGTTTTACTAATTCATCTGCATGATAGTCATGTGAAGGTCTTGTTGCTACTGATCCATCTTTTTCATAGCTAGTGCTTGTTTTGATAGTGGATGAACGTCTGTTAGGTTCAGCAACAGGAATAAATTTTACTCCTGGAAGACTACTATATTTCCCCTCAGTTGATGGTTGTGCCGCTTTCGAGGACCTTCTACCACCTTTGCCTTTGAGTGTGCTGGCTTTATCTTGCTGGCTTTCACTTACTCCAGCAATTTTAGCTGATGCAATTCCAGGTGTCATATGGTTTACGCCAATTTCAGGAATACATCCAATCCAATAACCTTTGTTAATGTTGCCATTTGCAAACATCACTAATACCTTTGTTTCTACATCTGGTGGTATCATCCAGAATCCGTATGATTTTTGTGTGGCGCCAAATGCACCACCACCGCCTGTGTCGACGTAAGGTGTTTGTCCAGCAAATGGTGAACAGTATTCTACTGTGATTGTTCTTTCAGACAACGGAGTATCATCATTGTTATCCCATCGATCTTGCAACTCTGGAATAAAAACATCTAGTCTTCCCATTCTGTTTACATCAGCTGTGCCTTTTACAAATCCAACATATGGACCTGGCATAGGCAGTTGAGTTGATTCTCTTCTTAATTCAGGCATTATCTGTTTTTATTCGGGCGTAGACCGCCATAGCTTACACCTCCGCTACTAAAGTTAATTGGGTTTCCTTGGTTTGTTACTAACTTTTTATTCCTACGAGGATTAGGAATTGGAAATAATGAACTTTTTTTGCTAACATTCGGAGTAGTTCCTCCAGATATATCACCTATGTTGAATCCACGATCAAATGCTTGTCCTAAAATACCAGATAGTGAGCTACTGGAAGACACATTGGGTTGAATTCCACCTTTTTGTCTGTCTCGCTGTTGACCTTTTTGTCTTACTAGAGATAAAGTCTGTGTGAACACACCACCTTCAAAGCTAGACTCACACATATAAACTAAGAATCTACCTTGGAAAAATGCTGTGTCTGTTAAATTATATAAACCGTTAGCATCATTTATATCTGTAGGCAACTTTGCATTGATCTGTATAATAGGTTCATATCCGTCAACAGAGATAGAACCATCCGGTTCAATATAAGCACCAGCTTGACTTGTTGTTTTTGTTCCTGTACGCACAGTTTTTTGTTCAATCCAATATGGATCACCTAAAATTTGCAATTCACAGTTTATCATATCGGCAGCCGGATCTTCTAAAATTAATTTAAGTTTCTCAATAGATTCTTTGTTCCCCGATGATGCATCAGGTACTATGTCGCCACTGTCATTGCCTAGATTCATTCCTCGTGCAGTCCTTGAAGGAGTAACAGTGCTTGGTACTGCTTTATCACTGCCACCTACAGATT